ATATCGAAGGAGAGACAAAAGGCTTATATTGTGCAACTCATAAGAAAGAGGGAATGGCGAATACGATATCATCAACCTGCTTTCACGAAGGTTGTAAAACACGACCAGCATTTAATTATGAAGGAGAGACAAAAGGCTTATATTGTTCAACTCATAAGAAAGAGGGAATGCGAGATATAAAGAGTCAAACCTGCTTTCACGAAGGTTGTAAAAAACGACCATCATTTAATATCGAAGGAGAGACAAAAGGCTTATATTGTGCAACTCATAAGAAAGAGGGAATGCGAGATATAAAGAATCAAACCTGCTTTCACGAAGGTTGTAAAAAACAACCAGCATTTAATATCGAAGGAGAGACAAAAGCCTTATATTGTGCAACTCATAAGAAAGAGGGAATGCGAGATATAAAGCATCAAACCTGCTTTCACGAAGGTTGTAAAAAAATACCAGCATTTAATATCGAAGGAGAGACAAAAGGCTTATATTGTGCAACTCATAAGAAAGAGGGAATGGCGAATACGATATCATCAACCTGCTTTCACGAAGGTTGTAAAAAAATACCAGTATTTAATTATGAAGGAGAGACAAAAGCCTTATATTGTGCAACTCATAAGAAAGAGGGAATGCGAAATATAAAGAATCAAACCTGCTTTCACGAAGGTTGTAAAACACGACCAGCATTTAATTATGAAGGAGAGACAAAAGGCTTATATTGTGCAACTCATAAGAAAGAGGGAATGCGAGATATAAAGAATCAAACCTGCTTTCACGAAGGTTGTAAAACACGACCAGCATTTAATTATGAAGGAGAGACAAAGGCATTATATTGTGCTACTCACAAATTGAATGGAATGCGAGATATAAAGCATCAAACTTGCTTTCATGATTGGTGTCTTACAATAGTAAAAGACAAATACGACGGATACTGTTTAAGATGTTATATATACACCTTTCCTGACAAGCCAGTCACAAGAAACTACAAGACAAAAGAGAGGGCAGTTGTAGATTTTGTCTGCGAACGATTTCCAGAACATACTTGGATAACTGATAAGAAGGTTAATGACGGATGTTCTATGCGAAGACCTGATATATTATTGGATTTAGGATATCAAGTGTTAATCATAGAAATAGACGAGAACGCTCATCAAGATTACGATTGTAGTTGCGAAAATAAACGTATTATGGAAATATCACAAGATGTAGGACATAGACCTATTGTATTTATTAGATTTAATCCAGATAGTTATAGAAAGGGAACTATAAAGATACCTTCGTGTTGGGAACAGAATATGAATGGTATTTGCGTGGTTAAATATAAAGAAGACTGGGAATATAGATTACACACACTCGAAGCACAGATAAAATACTGGACTTCAATAAATAATAGCACAAATAAAATAATAGAGACTATTCAGTTATTTTACGATATTTAAAGAAAAATATAAAAATACATAACATATAACATTCATCATCATCAAACACTTAGCATCCTACGTTCGCAACGAGGTGGAAATGATTCGCGTTCGTTCGAATAAGATTTTTGTAAATCATCATAAGCAAGTCCCTATTCATATCTTCATTTTTGTCATAGAGTGCGATGACACTAAGAACATTCTTTCTATCCTCAACTTCCAACTTGAAGTATGCGAAGAGTTCTTCGATTTCTTCGCTCATTTCTTCCATCTTTTTGGTTTGATATTCGATTGCGAGGTTATTGTAAGCGACGCACTTCGTTCTCTTCGATTCAAAGTCTTCGTCGATGATATAATTCATTTGAAAGACTTCCAAATCTTCTGGCGAAGTATAATCCATATTCTCCAAGTCGAATGGGTTGATTTTGAAATACGCGAGTTTATCGTAGGTGTCTCGGACACCTTTGTCCCCATATCGATGGAGTTCATTATTCACAATATAATGAGTGTCAATCCACCAATGCCTTTCCGTATCATATAATATATAATCGCAATAATCACTGCTAAATAGAAGTTCCTGAGACGCAAGATGCTTGTCATCCGCGAACATAAGCGACATGTCATAGTAATATTTCCAATACTTGTTTTTTTGGAGTTCTTCGTATGAAATAACGACATCCCCGACACCCTTCACATCCATATAGACCTTGTTGCCGTATCGGATGAAGATATGGTAGTCGTATTCATAGTTGTCCTTCAAATGCCTAATATCGATGAATGCGGTGAATTCGACATTTACGAAGGTGTGATGGGCGTAATTCCTGTTCGTATCGATAGAGGAACAGTGCATCTTGCGTTCGTTTGCGTTCGTTTCGAAGGCTGGTTTGCGTTCGGGTTGCGTTCTTTCGAAGGCGGCAGATTGCGTTTGAGAGTTGCGTTCGGTTTGAAGGCTATCTTTTGGCAATATCGGCAATATAAAGGTTTAACATTCAAAATCATTTTTATGCGTTCGCATCATAAAATAGGACATATTGTGTCGGACATATTTATGCGAGGTATGTCGGGAAATATAAAAAATATATAATATACCAAGAATATTCCTTTAAGTAGCAAATCCTTTAAGTAGCATTCCTTTAAGTAGTATTCCTTTAAGTAGCAAAGTATTCCTTTAAGTAGCAATTCCTTTAAGTAGCATTCCTTTAAGTAGCGAGAATACGCGAGATGAGTTTCAAAGCGGTTTTTGCTTCCATCGCCTTCTCTATCTTCGCTACCATTGCGGGGTTATCGGCTTTGTCATTCTCGACAAGATGTTTATAGATAATCATAAGCACATCGATATTCATCTCTACCTTCTCTTTAATCGCCGTGATATTCGCGATATGTTTCTTTTCTTCAAAGAACGCAGAGAGTTCGTCAAGTTCCTTCTCCATCTTCGACGCTTGATATTCTATCGCGATATTCCTGTAAATTACCGACCTACTTAGAAAATAGCCCGACCTAACATCATTTCGACACATATAAATCTGCTTGAAGATGTCTATATTTTGTTGCGAAGAGTATTTCATACCCTCCACGTCTGCGGGGTTGATATTGTAATAGCAGACATTCCCGCTTGGGATTATCTTGTAGTTGCTCTTGGCGTTTTCGTCGATATCTAAATCAATATATGCGGTATCCAAAGACCACACTCGATTTCTCGTATATTCATACGCCTCGTCGTAGAAGTTGTTAAATGGCTCATTCTTTATCTCCTTATCAATTGCTAACATAAGCGACAAGTCATAGTAATATTTCCAATACTTGTTTTTTTGGAGTTCGGCAAATGACATCACAATCTCGCCGACTTTCTTCACTTCCATATAGACTTTGTCGCCGTGTTTGGCGAACAGGTGATAATCACCCGCTATCCCGATACGATGCTTCATATATTCAGGTTCATTATAACGAAAGGCATACGAAACATATATTTCCTGACAAAACACGCCAGAGCATTCGGTGCCGCTCATTGTAGGGTTGCTTTGTTGCTTTGCGATGCTTTGCGATGCTTCGCGGCTTCGCGGCTTCGCGGCTTTGCGATGTCGCAATATATACTCGATTTTGCTTCGTGGCTTCGTGGCTTCGTCAAATCGGTATATCTCTGTTTCTGTTATTCAACGCATCGTAATCATTTTTTAGAATATAAAAATAAATAAAATACATTAATTACATACTCACATACTCACATACTCACATATTCCTTTAAGTAGCGAGAATATGCGAAATGAGTTTCAAAGCGGTGTTTGCTTCCATCGCATTCTCTATCTTCGCTACCATTTCAGGGTTATCGGCTTTGTCATTCTCGACAATATGTTTATAGATAATCATAAGCACATCGATATTCATATCGAGTTTATCTTTAATCGCCGTGATATTTGCGATATGCTTCTTGTTCTCAAAGAACGCCGAAAGTTCGTCCAGTTCCTTTTCCATCTTCGACACTTGATATTCTATCGCGATATTCATGTAAATCACCAACCTACTTGGAAAATACTTCACCCGTTCAAGTTCGTTCATATATCCCAGTTCAAAGCGTTCAAGTTCTTTTTGCGTAGAGTATTTCATACCCTCCACGTCTGCGGGGTTGATTTTGAAATAGCAGACTTTCCCGCTTGGGATTATCTTGACGTTTTTATATTCGCTTTGGTCGATATAGGCAGTTTCAAACGACAACGTCCTATCACCCTTGTAATCATATACATTTTTATATAACGCGTTCAACACGTTGAACGCTTCGTTCTTTATCAGTTTATGCTTGTCATTCGCGAGGAGAAGCGAAAGGTCATAGTAGTATTTCCAATACTTGTTTTTTTGTAGTTCAGCAAACGAAATCACAATTTCACCAGCATTTCTAACTTCCATATAGACCTTGTCTCCGTGTTTGGCGAAGAGGTGATAGTCGCCACGACACGACATATAGTTAGGTGCGTTATGATAGGGTTGCATTTCTTGTATTCGCTGCCAAAACACACCAGAGCATTCGCATTGGCATTCGCATTGGCATTCGTTGCCTTCGCTTTCGCATTGGCATTCGTTGTCTTCGGCAGAAGAACGGAAATTGTCGCACATTCTCTGGTGTGTTTTGGAGTTGCTTGTGTTGGGTTCGCGGCTTCGTCAAATCGGTATGTCTCTGTTTCTGTTTCTGTTTCTAATATTCAATGCCGATTGTAGCGTTGTAATCATTTTTTAGAATATTTATGCTTCTATTATCTGAGCCTTCCTTTCTAACTTGTTTTTACAGTTATCGATTGTATCAATAATTCCCGAATATCTCTTGTGTCCTTCTACGCTAACAACAAGATGATTATAGATAACCCTTAGCACGTCGCCATTCATACCCTCTATGTCATTGAGGGCTACGAGATTAACAATATTCTTTTTATCTTCAAAGATTGCCGAGAGTTCGTCGAGTTCCGCCTCCATCAAACTTGCCTGATAGTCAAGCACAAAGGTATCGTAATATACTCTCTTTTTATCAAAGGTTCGGCTTCTAACCTCGTATCTTGACATATAATTTTTTTTGAATGTATCCAAATGCTTTTGCGACGTGTAATTCATATTCTCCAAGTCAAATGGGTTAATCTTATAATAGCAATTGTATTCGCTCTCTACAACCTTCTTTGTTTTACTGTCATAACTTCCATCTATGAAAGCAGTATCGATAGACCAGACTCGAATATCTTCGTATATGTTAGGGTCGTAATAGTTGCTGTTATATACCAAGTCTTTGATTACCCGATGCTTATTGTTTGTGAGGAGAAGCGACAAGTCGTAATAATGCTTCCAATACTTGTTTTTTTGAAGTTCGGCAAAGGGTATCACTATCTCACCGACTCCCTTCACCTCCATATAGACTTTGTCTCCGTATTTGATGAAAAGGTGATAGTCGTATATAGAACTGATATTCATTGTCGCCCCATATATTATTTGATACTTATCAAGAACGCCTGAGAACTCGACGTTTGACACATCGTGATAAGAATACAATTCGTTGCCACTTGCTGTGTAGTTCATTTCGAGTCGCGAAGCGGCGAAGCGGCGAAGCAGTCGCGAAGCAGTTGCGTTTCAATATTAACAGACGCAATCAGTTTTTGAAAAACAAAAATATAAAAATAGATACATAGAGATATACATCATATATATTCATATACATTCATTTTCATTCATTCTTCTTGATTTGCTTGGGCGACGGCTTGGTATTCCGTCGCGAGTGAATTGTAAATCTCCAACTCTACGTTTATGAAATCGTCTCTCGTATTCGCATAATTCTCTTGAAATAAATCTATATTTTTCTGGGAGGTATATCCCATATTCTCCAAGTCGAATGGGTTAATCTTGTAATAGCAAACATATCCCTCATCAATGGCATCGGTATTCATAAACATAGTATGAATCGACCAGTATCTCGCATCGCTATAAGCGATGGAGTAATTTGTGTTTTTGCTACTATATATGATGTCTTCTGCCAGTGAATATTTGTTGGGTGTAAGCAGAAGCGACAAGTCGTAATACTGCTTCCAATACTTGTGCTTTTGGAGTTCGACAAATGAAATCACTATCTCACCGACTCCCTTCACCTCCATATAAACCTTGTCTCCGTATTTGATGAAAAGGTGATAATCGCCACTGCTACCAAAAACGCCACTGAACTCGACGTTTGTGAATTTGTGATACAAGACGCTACCATCGGTGTTGAAATAACTGTCCATTGTGCTTTGCTTCTTTGTTTGCGATTTGCTTTGTTGTTTGCGATTTGCTTCTTCGTTTGTCTCTGCTACAATATTATAAAAATAGTAATCAATTTTTACATTATAAAAAATAAATCAGGACATTTATGTCTGGGACATTTATGCCCCAGCATTTATGCCGTCGCCACAACAGTCTTGGTATCTGACGCTGTCGCTACGGGTAGAACGCTCGTATCAGGGTAATATACAAAGCATACATTCTTCTCATCACAGTAAATGATGGAAGCCCCAAAATAGATATATTTACCCTTTTCCTTCTCGAACAGTTTCGTAATTGTCTGGAACATTTATGTATTCTATATGGGTATATGTGTTTTATTTTTATATCTATATAATAGAATTATGGAGTCGTCAAGAAGACAATTCGAAGTGAAAGACGAAGAGTGTTTATTATGGATAAAAGACCCAAGTTTTTCTCCATTTGGAAGAAAATACCCAAGTTTTGCTCCATTTAGAAGAAGAGATATATTAAATCAAGAAAGTCAAAATAATCCAATGTATATCTTGGACAAGATAAAAAGAAAATGTTTTTATAATTCTGCGTTAAGGCAACAAATTGTTAAACAGATTACAGAATATAAACAGAATGACACACTTCGTTTATACCCAAATGACAATAATTTTACATATTCAGACCCTCCTTTTACAAGGGAGCAATGTAAAGACTGGGCAAAAGACCATTTCGTAAATCCACGAACAAGGTATAACATTCGCAATAATATGCGGGTATATATGGAATTATTATATACCACGCTACAATATGGATTGCCTACACCGCCGATTTTAAACAATGAACCCAAAGAAGAAGATTATATGTTATTCGAGTATATAAATAAAATAATTATAAGTGTGAAAAAACGCTTGGCGTTAATGGAAAAGATAGATAACCTCTTTTTACATCAACCGATAGGGACTATCGATTTGCCGAAAATGTCAAACGCAAAAAAGAATACATTTGACGTATCGTCGGTTGATGTATCATCCCCTTCGAATAAAAGTTTGAGTCCTGCGAAAAAGAAAAAACTGATGGATATGACGTTAGAGAAAATGGAGGAAGAAAAATTAGTAGCGGAATATCGTTCGCAAAGACAACTTACCAAACATAACCGCAACAAGAACGTCTTCACAAGTCTTCGAACCTTTTTTTCTACTCTATCGAACGAAGTAGAGAATGTAGAGAATGGCACATTAATTACGAAGATTGTTGAATCATATACCTCCGATGATATAAAGGCAATCACCAATGCTATCCAGAGATATTTTGACGAGAGCAAGGTATCTGATAAAGACAAAAAGAATTATTTCGATGGTATTATGGATATTGCGAATTTAGTTCAGCATTATATTCGCAATATTTACTCGCAACTTCTAACCCCTTCTATAAAAACGGCATCCTATATTGAGTATCTCTCCTACGCAAATTTAAAAAGCCATTTCAAAGGAACAAATTTGTCCGTAAAAATATCATACTACTTATTGAGTTATATCAATGAATATAAACCGATATTAGACAATGTGATTAAAAAATATTTAGTAGATATTATAGATGATATTATCGACGTACGAGATGTAGCGAAATTATCGTTAGAAATGAAAGACGAATCATACGAAGAATATAATAACGAATATTATATGTTATTATATTCAGACAACCTTAAAATAAGGCAGTCAGGCGAGATGAGATTACCGAAGGGGATGGGGTTTGTAACCAATGTAAAGTTGGACTTCGCGATAGATGGAAACCCTCAGAATAATTTCACATACGACGAATGTAGAGATTGGGTGTCGATACCCATCGTGAATCCACGAACCTTCAAGCCGATTTTAATCGATTCGCCTATCTACAACAGGCTACTATGTATGAGTTATCAGTATGATAATAACTTAATACCGCGTATGATAACATCGAAAGGGAAGGAACTTCTTTTTGCGTTATACGACACTATAAAAACGATGTTGAAGAAGACGAGAGACCCCCCACAAACGAGGGAAGAGTTGGAGGAATATATTCGAGAGACTTCGAAGTTTGATGTGAAGTTTAAAATCGTTGGCACGACACAACCAAAATGCGGTAGAGAAATAATCAATAAAAAAATGAGAATCGCATTCATCGAATTATCGAGTTCGAACGGGCAATTGCCTTTTTATGTTTTTCTTACCAAGGAAGATTTGCGTGAGTTTGGCATAACCACAGAGATTGCGAAGGACTCCTATATTAAAATCGAAGACATCGAAGGACGCCCCTATTACTATGCGATTGTAAATACGCGACGCGTGAGCCGCGTGAGCCGCGTGAGCCGCGTGAGCCGCGAGATTATAAATACACCGATTGTGATTGTAAAGAGAACCGATTATTCGAAGTTCGATATTATTTATTCTATTAGTGAATGTGAAAGATGGATGCAAGAAGTTGACATAGACCCGATAACACGACAAAAAATATACCAAGATTCCCCTGAATATAATAGGATATTTGAACAAGCATTGATATACAATTCGAATATAGAGCCTCACAATATTAGCCGCAAAGGAATTAAGTTTAAAAAGTCTGTATTGAAGACTATACCCAATTACTATGATATAGGCGATTGTTTGCGATGGGTTCGGCAACCCAACAAAAACCCGAAGACCGATGAACTCATCATAACAGATGGCAAAGAATATAATGCGATATTTGAGAAGGCGTTGCTATATGATTCGAGTATGCGTCCATTGAATATTACCACGTTAGGAATGAAGTATAGAAGAGCCATATTAGAAAAGAAAAGAAAGTTTTTCGGGATTGAAAAAAGTTCAAAACACCCTATCGGCAAAGGCAAAGATATCAAAGATATTCATAGCGATGTTTGCGATGCGATTCAGAAGATATATAGTGGCGATAATGGCTCTCACGGCTCTCGCGGCTCTCGCGGGTATAAATATTTCAGAGATAGGATGATTGGGTGTTGTGAGCAATATCATAAGCCCCCTGAGGTATGCTTGAATGTGATAACTGCGTCTATAAAAGAAAAATACCCTGAGTTTGAGTATTACGAAAAACAGTATTTTGAATTTTACAAAGATTCCGCACTCGCATCTGTCGTCATATATTTTTATAACATTAAAGACCAACTATATAATCACAAACATGATATATTTACAAATAATTATACAGTATTTGAAGTGTCTATATTTGAAGTCGCAGACGATTTATCTATTTCCCGTTCAAAAGCCATCGACGCAGGAGGACCCGTTCGTGATTTTTTTACAACGTTTTACGAAGAACTCTTTTGCGATGACGAGCATCCTAAGCGTCCGTTCATACAACCACTCGATAATAAAGAATCCAAATACTATATAAACCCGAACTTCGAACCCGATGAAAAATTTAGAAAGGTAATCGCGGCGTATGAAAAGGATTACGGAAAGATGCAGCAACAATTTAACATAGAGAAGGATTATTGCCACATATATAATATCATCGGGAAGGTTCTATCCACTGCGGTCGTTAATGAAGATATTGGGCTACCAATGCAATTTTCCACATATATAGTAGCGGGGTTAATAAAGCAACCGAAGGACATCACATTGTATGACTTGTTGTATTTTTATATATGCGAGTTTGACAATACGCTTATTTATATCAATATGATTAGCAACTCACAAATAGATGGGATAGATTATGTGGGACTTACTTTCAACGATAACTATGTTATTAGCAAAACAGGACACGAAATCACGAAAGAGAATTGTGTCAAGTTTCTTTTACAGTTGGCGAAGCATATAATAACGAAAAACTTTTTAAACAAAGGAGAGCATCATTCGAATAAAAGTATGAAAATGAGATATGACAGTTTGTTCTCTGGATTTGCTGGATTTGATAATAGATTGAGGGTATTCCTCGCGGATAATAAGGTGAGCGTCGAACAATTGAATCAGTTGATTACAAATGAGCGATTAGATAAAAGGATTTTTAAAGAGTTGGCAAAGAAAATTAGGATAAGCATTGAAGGAACGCATTCTTTACAAGCCGATGAAATAGAAACGAAACTGAAAGGGATGCGAAGATATATTACAAATATTATTACAAATAATAAAGAGAAGAAAGAGAGCGACGAAGACCACTATATTTTTATTCGAAGGCTACTACGCTTTTGGACGGCTTTACCCATTTATAATAAAAGCAGTAACTATACAATTTATTATAAATATGGACGAGATTTGAATGGCAAGGCGTATGATGTTAAAAGAATCCCTGAATCTCATACGTGCTTCAATCAATTAGAGATTTTCGGGTTTCCTTCGCAAATCCGTTCATCGCGAGGCAGAGAAAACTTCATCTTTAAAAAATTAAAATTAGCCGTCGAGGGAACTGTGGGAATGGATAACGCATAAAAAAATGATTATAGAGATAGAGATTAAATAGATATGACAATGACGATGTCATCGGCTTCGCCGTTTCGCGTAAATTATTTTTACGACTTGCCAGACGAACTACAATCCCTTATATACAAAAAAGTATTTAAGGATACGCTACGTGTGATAGGCGATACGCGTGAGGCTCTCGATAATTACAACAAGTTGTTTGTGTATATCCAGAATAACAATAAGAAGACAAATATTAATTCATATAAAAATCGTGCGATATGGAATATATTACTGAGTAGTCACCGAGATGTTGGCGACCCTTATTCGAAATATTTCGAATATTTCGCAGACACCTACGATGCGACGAATGTGGTGCGACTGAATAAGATGAAGATGACACGTACTAACAACCGCTATTCGACGATACGATATATCGATTACTCAATCTACCCGCTTGATATCCGAGTGTCTGAGGCGAGTTTTATATGCGTTAAAAAGATATTAGAAGAATATGCGGGGATTTACCTTTGTAATGATGCGACGACCGCGAAGAACGAATATACGATGATTCAAGGGGTTCATCTATTGAACGACAGGATACGCATCGAATATAAGGACGTTTATGTATTTACAAACACGATTGATATTTATAATAATATCTTGGAGGCATATAATTTTATGACGAATATATTTGATATCCTGTTTATGTATAACCACCTATACCCTGAATACGACTTGGAATATATGAATGATATTATTGACTTACGCAACTGGTTCGAATACAACTCGCGTTTTCACGGGTTTTCGATTGCCGACTCAGGCGACATTGTGCGACCTCGCTTCTACTCGTAAATCCTCGTTGCTATTCGCTACTCGTAAATCCTCGTTGCTATTCGCTACTCGTAAATCCTCGTTGCTCATAAAAATTGATATATAAAGTAAGATGTGATGTATGTATAGTATATGATGGCAATGTCCGATTTACATATTTTTACAAAATGCGATATTTTTACGCCAGACAATATAGCACAACTGATGTCGTCGAAATTATCACATCGAGGAAGTTTATTAGAACCTTGCGTAGGCACTGGAAACTTATTGAAGTTCATTAACGCAGACGTCTATGAAGAGATAGATGTGTATGAAATCAAGGAAGAGTATTTGAAGAAAATCGGGAATGATTCGATGATGCGATATAATGTGTTTCATTGCGATTTTATCAAAAGCGCGATTACCAAACGCTATGATAATATCATATTAAATCCTCCATATATAAAGATTCAAGACTTACCTCTTGAATACAGAGAGTATATAAATAGCAACTTTGAATTGCTTAAAGGCGGGGCGATTGATATATATTACGCGTTTATCATTAAATGCTTAGATTTACTATGCGATACTGGCGTGATGGTTAGTATCACACCGAACTCTTATTTATATAATAAAACCTCTTATAAATTAAGAAAATACCTTTTTGATAACCGATTGATACGAGAAATCATCGATTTTAAGGACAAAAAGGTGTTTAGCAACGCATCTGTTTATTGTTGTATAACAATTTATAGCAAGGAGCAAAAGTCCCACCTGATATATAATGATACGCCTATCGCGTATAATGATATTGTTAAAAATTATTCGTTATTCAATTTTAATTCATCCGAAAATACATTAAAAACACTTTGTATCATTAGGAATGGCATCGCAACGCTAAGAAACAATGTATATATTCATTCTACGAAATTATACGACGAGCCTTGTTGGAAACAAATTACAAATGGTTCATCTACGAAGTATATTATCTATCCTTATAAAGATGGGAAAATAATAGACGAAGAAACATTTAAGAGGGAGAACGCCTTAACATTTGAATACTTGGTAAAAAATAAAGACGAATTAGAAAAACGGGATAACGGGAAAAAAACATATCCTACGTGGTATGCCTACGGACGAAGTCAGTCTATAAAATATGTGAAAAAGAAATGTATATATATCCCCTGCTTTATCGACCCGAACGCTATATGCGATAACCTATTTACACACGAAAACATTCTACATTATAGTTGCTTATGCTTAGAACCGAACGACGAGAACGATATTGATGATATAAAGGATGTTATAACAAACAATATCGAGTTTATAAAAAACAATAGTTCGAAACGTTCGGCGGGATGGATTAACCTAAATAGCAGTTTATTATATAACTTGCCCTTATTCTAAGTCTTATACTAAGTCTTTGACTATATCAAATAATGTGCGGAACGGAGTATTACTATCGATATCTAATATCCGCGGAGTCTTGTCAAACGGTTCATTTATGGTATTTACGTGTTCCACAACAAGTATATAATTTATCATATCAAATGTGATATGCTTAGTCGTTAGCATTTTATATACTTCAATGTCTTCCATAGTTATATTTTCGAATTTTGATATCTTCCCGCTCTTATCTAAGTAAGGTGTTTGATTCATCAACACGTTGATTGGTATAATTATGATATTTTCATTCGCCCACCGTAAATGTTGTAATTCGCCTGTTAAGTTTTCCCAAGCATTGTTTTTATTTTGTTTATAATTCGTTTTTATTATTTTCACTGGAAATATAATATATGGCGTATTCATCTTTAACACGACGATATCGCATCTTTTTTTCCTTGAAGAGTTTGTAGAAGGAACATCATATTCTAAGACAACCGAGTAATCTGGGAGTGTAAAAATTGTGTCAAGTTCGTTCTTTATACAATTGTGAAAATAATTTACATTCTTATTGCTTCTTGCTCCGTGTTCAATATATATGTCATATACATTTTTCATAACTTCCATAAACTGCTTCTTATCCATTGTATTACCATAGTTAATCATTTTATTAAATCATTTTTATTGTAAAATATTATGTATCATTACTTATTTATTTTTCTTGGATTTGTTCCATTCTTCTTATTCTTATATAAAAAAATGATAGGATGTCCTGAAACCTATATAGCAGAGACAAACCACGAAGTCGCGAAGTATCACTTCGCTGTTTCACAAACAAAGCCAACCGAACAACTCAACGAACGAATAACCCAGCCAACGAACAACAAATCCGCAAAAAAATGGAATCCACAGCCGCTGCTTCTGCTTCTGCCGTCGCTGCTTCCGTTTTCACTTATATTACAAAGGATTACAAACGTAATGGTTCAACGACTGTCAAACTGCTTCTATTCGTCAAACTGGACGACGACAAAGTCTTTGTGAAGGCTTCAAGCCCCGGAAAGGGGATGTGGATAGATGTGGTGATGTCTTACGACCAACTTATGACGCACAAGTATTTGAAGGCGTATTATGAGTTGTCGCTCAAAGCAATTGGAAAACCCAGTCTGGATTCCGAATATGGAGTCTTGGGAGCAAAAGAAGCAGATGCGATAGATGCGATGTATATTGTCGAAGATATTTTGACAAAGGAAAAGGTAGCAATTAAAGGCGAAAGTTATCATTCTGCTCCTTACACTTGTTATTCTCGCGAGTATTACGAAGATTTGAGCGACGACGATTTGAGCGACGAAGAAGATGTAGCGGCGAAGGATATGGCAGAGGCATCGGTAGCGACAGATGTCGAACTCGCCGAGTTTAACGCGACATACGATGTGAAGTTTGACGAGTCCAACTTTGACGAGAGAATCGCAATCTACAAGGCTCTTGTGGATAAATTATAGATGTTAGGTAGTATGAGACGTAGTCGATATGAGACGTAGTCTGTATATGTGTGTATATATTTTATATTTTTTAATTTTCTAAAAATTGATATGATATCCTTTGTATTTCCTTATATAACAGGGAATCGATGGAACTTTCCGTTTTTACATACAAGACTTCAAAATCCATACCCTTCAATATGCCTTCGCGTTTCAAGGATATTGTATTCATCAAGTTTGACAACGACGACGACGGCTGCGATAGCGGCAAGGTATATATCGAGGCTACAATTGTAGGAGTGGGAGGTGGCAATACTATCTATATGTCGTATGACCTGCTTATGAGACACAGGTATCTAAAACACTATTATGAGTTATCTCGCAAAGCAATCGGAAAGCCGAATCTGGATGCCGATTATTATGGAAGTGAAGACCCTGAAAAGTGTAAAGCAAATGCGAACATCGAAGACATCTCCTATGTCTTTGTAGATACGATGTATATTATCGAAGATGTCGCGACAAACACGATAGAAGCAAAGAAGGGCAACAGTTATCGCTCGTTTAATCTGGAAAAAATGAAGAACGCGGAGATAGCAACAGTTGATGAGATAATGGAGTTTAACGCAATCTTCAAGGAACGATATTTATATGACCGTGATGCGGGTGAAGACTTTGACGAGAGAATCGCAATCTACACGGCTCTCGTGGATGAATTGTAATCGCGTAGTAGTTAGAGAGAGTATATATGTATATCTATTTTTTTATATCTAAAAACTGATTTCTTGACGTTATATGTTATATAGCAACAATGGAACTTTCCGTATTCACTTACATCGCCAAGGATGTCGAGAACAACGAACCCTTGTATTTCAAGGAGATTATATTTGTCAAGTGTGGCAAAAAGGTATATATCGAGATTACTTGCGGTGTAGATATGGAAGATGTCGCAGACGGGTTAGATATGGGTATTATGGATATCGTTATGCCTTTCGAGATGCTTATGAAACACAAGCACTTAAAGGCGTATTTCGACTTGTCGCTCAGGGCGAAGACGGTTGGTTGCGATGCTGACACGATATATATTATTGAGGACAGTTTGACAAATGCGAAGGGAGCGAAGGGAGCGAAGATTGGCAAATGTTGTCATTTGTTTCATCTTAAAAAAATGAAAGAGATTAAGGTAGCACTCGAACCCAATATCGCGAAGTTTCTCACAAATTATGATGCGAAATATGGGTGTATCGAAACGGACTTTGATGATAGAATCGCGACCTACGCGGCTCTTGTGGATAATATGTTCTAAATTGCTCCTTATATAATAAAAAATGACTAAACGTATGATACTATATAATCACGTGCCAACCACTGTTGTACGTCTTCTTGTATCGATACAAAGAGACCTTTCAAAGACATTTCAACCGACCTTTTCAAAGTCCGTTTCAACCGACCTTTTCAAATCCTTTCCAGACCGTTTCAACCGACCTTTTCAAATCCTTTCCAGACCGTTTCAAAGACCTTTCAAAGACATTGAAATGTCTTTCACTATCGTTTCAGTTTCCGACGAAGGTATCAAGACAATCGCCGATGACAATGGGTATGAGTTTGAAGAGTATCCCGTCGGTTTGTTGGAGTTTTCGGCATATCACTATCATAGCAACAGAAACCCGTTCTATATTATGTTTATAAAGGACGGCTCTAAGGAGTCGAAGGGCTCGAAGGGCGGCTCGAATATATACATCGAGATGATGAATGAATATACGCGTAGGCACAAGATTATCGATAATATCGTGATGCCCTTTGATGTCTTGGAGAAGAACGAAAACCTCAAAAAGATGTATGATTTGTCCCTGATGATGGTGAATACGGACAAGACAATCTATTATGATAAATCTGGTATGTCGATAAAGCAACTGGTACAAATATACGACACGGATAGCGACGAAGAAGGCTGCGAAGACCACGAAGACTGCAACGAAGAAGACTGTGATAGCGACGATTGCGAAGCAACAAAAGAAGCGAAAGAAGCGAAAGCATCGAAAGAAGCGAAAGCACCGAAACCGTTGGGCTTACCGTTGAAGCAGTGGTGTATGAGTTGCGATACAGTCTGGAAAAGTCTAAGAGTTTCGAAGTCGTATGCTTATTTCAACTGTTATTTCAGTATCAACCCATTCACATACTCGTATAATGCGGATACGCAAAAAAACATAAATGGTTTCATCAAGAGTTTCGACAGTTTCATAAAGTATAATAAGCCTTCCCCCGCGATTGAGGCGGAGATTGTCGCAAACTACGAGGATTATCTTCGCGTGGTTAATGGCAAGGTTAATGGTTCATAATGGTTCATAATTACATTGAATGTCGCTCCATTGAATGTCGCTCCGATAATCGAATTGGTGCGTTGTTTAGCAGTAATTGTAATGGAGGATTTACAATCGGCAAGTCTGATTTATTAGGTTTTATACAGTAATTAAACATTTCGTCTGGTTCGTTGCTATGGTTGCCACTGCCACGCAAAGTTGCCCCAAATACTTCGTCTAACTCTGGTTCATACTTGCTGTTTGCGGCGTTCGCGGTTCCAAGTTTATTCTCCTTGTCTTTCTCGCTAAGATTATCCTTGCGTATATCTATGTTTTCTATATTATATGTATAATCCATATCCATATTATTTGTTTTTTTATTCATTTGTTGGTGTTCCTGTGTATGATACTGATGTATCGACTGTTGCCGAGGTTGTGGTTGAATATATCGAGGCTGCATCGATTGCGTCGTTTGTTGCGGTTGGTTATAATAAAATAAGAATATCAATAATCCTACTACACATATAAAAAATAGAATATAATATCCTTCTTCGTTCTTCATAACTTACTATAATACTAATATATTTATTATCATTCATCTCGTTCCTTCGTTCCTTCGTTCCTTCGTTCCTTCGTTCCTTCGTTAATCGTCTTCAATAAACATCGGTTTCTTTTTAATAATACCGTCTGTGTCCTCATCCGCATCCGTCGCATCCGCTGCATCCGTGGCTTCGCTTTCTATCTTTACATTATCTATATAAAACGATACCTTGTATTTATTGTTCGTATAGAACTTTAATCGTGCCGCACCTTTTCGCTTGAATATCGAAAAGTCATCGAGTATATCGATACATAGCGGTGTGTATTTTCGCTTCTCAGGAACTTCTCGAAGAATACGCCCTATGGATTGCTGGATATCCGAGATTGGACTCGCGAATATGATTGTATTTAAGGAAGGGACATTAAACCCCTCTGATGCGAGTTGATATGTCGCGAGGATAATTTGCTTTTCCGAGGATATCGCGAGGTCTGCTTGTTTCATTCCACCCACGTAATATCCATAACTGCTACCGCTGCTACCGCTGTCGTCATTGGCGATTTTATGCTCTATGATGTAATTCTCAATGTCTTTCAGTTGATTTCGGCGTTCGCTCAGTATAAGCACACGTCTATCGGGTTCTTTGCTCAAAATATCCTTTAATAGCGAAATTATAAACGCAGTTCGTGGTTTAAACGTACATACATTGTTAATCATCCCCGCACCATTCTCTTTGCCGTTCCACATAAGTTTCACCGTCGAATAATCAACGTGCGTCTCAAAGTATTTATGAACCTGAACATTCACATCGCAAAACTCCTTGTTTTTCAGGGTATATACCGATTTCCCAATATAATTCTCAAACACCTTTCGCATACCATCCTTACGATTCAGTGTCGCCGACAACCCAAGAATGATAGGATTATTCAGTTTTCGAAATGCCTTACAGAAAACTTGCGCACCTGTATGATGAACCTCGTCGATGATTACAAACCCAATGTCGTCAAAGATGGCGTCGTCATAATCTCGCATCGCCAGTGATTGTAGCGAAGCGATGATAAAGTCTTTGCCGACGACATCGACCTTCTTCTGTTTAATTATCCCGACTTTCGCGTCAGGGGCAAACTGTGCGATGGTATCTAAAAATTGCTGATTCAGGAAATCCTTATGACTTATGAATATCGTCTTCTTTTTCAAGCAACACGCAATATACAGGCTCATAATCGTTTTGCCAAAACCGCAAGGAACGGATATAATACCACCCATTTTAAGAGGGTCGTTGGCGGCTTTTAAAAAGTTGTTGATTGGCTCTTGTTGTGCGTCTCTGAGAGAACCAATAAAATTAATCTGAATATCCGCACCACGCGTCAATTTACATAGCGTCGGTAAGCCATACTTTTGCAACCCGTAATATCTGGGAATGTATATCCGTTGCTCATTCTCGCTATATAACTCAAACGTCAAATCTTCGAGCGACGCTCCGCCTTTGCCTCCCGCATCAAAATTAACCTTGGGTGTCATCGTCAAATCCTTCTTTATATGCTCGATTTCCTTCGCAGACAAAGCGGACTTCAAAATACCATAGCCGTTCTTGGATAATATCGAATACATCACGTATTTTATCGGATATCGGATATCCGATATAGGGTATAAGTATCAATTTTTTATATGGATTATAATAATAGAGAGCGAAGCGAATGATACTCAATTCATTTAGAGGGTTGGCTATAATATTATTGGTATCGATATTAATCATCAAAGATATCCCTTTTAAAAAACTATTTAAAGACGCGATGATTCAGTTTTATTTGGCAGTAGCGTGTATGGCAATTCTATTACTCGTGGATAATATTATCGGTTTCATACTATCCATCTGTGTATTGACGCTCTATTTTAGAATATATACAAGCGAACTCAAAAACAAAGACGTCGCAAACGCCGCGACGACAGAGAAGGTCGAAAGCAAACACAAAGGTTGTAGCGACGGGAAATGCGAGATGAATATGGCACATCTCGAAGAAAAAAGAGCGATAGCCACGATAGCCACGGTGGCGACGGACGGTAGCAGCGGCAGCGTTCCTTATATCACCGAAGAGAACTTATTAGCCGCTCAATCAAACATTGTCAATCCTGACGAATATAATATGGAACAGCATAGCGACAACGTGTATGGGTCGCAAGGGTTAGATACGAAGCACTTGCACGTCCGTGGTTATGATACAACAAACGCATATTTAGGTTCTCTTTCATTTGAAATAATTTAGGCAGTGGCTTCGCGAATTAAAAATATAGATTATTATTAAGAAAGATTATTAAAAATAATGTATGAGGACTTTGTTTCAAACACTGAGAACGACAAGATTGTAGAGAGTATATTTATGATATTGGGATATTCTATGCTTACGCTTATAGTATTCGGAACGTTGTTATGGGCGTATTACAATTCGGATAAAAACCAATATATGTTTATATCTGTATTATCGCTCTTTGTGCTATTTTATGCTATCATCATCATCGCCATCGTAGTCATCAATAAAAACAATTATGATGCGTTATCTTACACGCTCCTATTCGGTATCACGATATTTGTGATATTCACAGCGTTCTTTCTATGTGTATTTTTCATCCTTAAAAGTTTCAATTTAATCTCGTCATCGTCGCAGTCTTCGCAGTCTTCGCAGTTGTCTTATTCGACTGGCACGTCAAATCTAAGAACGAACCCTTATGTCGCACAAGGGATGACAGCAAACAGCCCGGTCTACCGTGTATAAATATATAAAAGCAAGGCTACGCCCTGCGATATTTCTTTTTATTTATTTTTAAGACTTTCTATAATCTTTTAGACTTTCCAAATCTTTTAGACTTTCTATAATCTTTTAGACTTTCCAGAAACTTTTAGACTTTCCAGAAACTTTTAGACTTTCCAGAAACTTTTAGACTTTCCAAAACTTTTAGACTTTCCAAAACTTTTAGACTTTATAAAAAGAAATCTAACATCCCAAAGTATATGCCTAAACACCGCTACGAAGTAGCGTATCTGCCGACTTTTAGGATATGTGTAGTAATATTTTGTTATCAGAGTGGTAATATGAATATGCTTTATTTTCTCTAAAAAAGTAAGCCGAAGCGAAGCAGCGAAGCCACGAAGCAGTGAAACTGCGAAGCGGCGTCGAGCATCACAGGAATTGTTAGAGAACTTCGAAATGTTATAGAAGGCTCTTAACTATTTCTATAATCTTTTAGACTTTATAAAACTTTCTAAAAAATAAATAATATACTTATTACATATACTTATTATCATAGTGATAGCAAGGCTACCCCCTGTGGATTCTCGAACGTTAGCAGAAGCGAAGTTGCTCTTAGCCCATATACTGAGGGATATAGATATCTTTTTTATTAAACTTTTAAACTTTCTATAATCTTTTAGACTTTATAAAACTTTCTAAAAAATAAATAATATACTTATTACATATACTTATTATCATAGTGATAGCAAGGCTACCCCCTGTGGATTCTCGAACGTTAGCAGAAGCGAAGTTGCTCTTAGCCCATATACTGAGGGATATAGATATCTTTTTTTATTAAACTTTTAAACTTTCTATAATCTTTTAGACTTTCTATAATCTTTTAGACTTTCCTAAAACTTTTAGACTTTATAAAAAGAAATCTAACATCCCAAAGTATATGCTTAGTAATACTTGTGATGCTCGACGCATCTGCCGACTTTTAGGATATTTATAGTAATATTTGTTATCAGAATGGTAATAAGAATATGCTTTATTTTCTCTAAAAAAGTAAGCCGATGCGTCGAGCATCACTGGTGTTATTTAGAGAACTTCGAAAGGTTATAGAAGGTTCTTAACTATTTCTATAATCTTTTAGACTTTAAAACTTTCTAAAAAATAAATAATATACTTATTACATATACTTATTATCATAGTGATAGCAAGGCTACCCCCTGTGGATTCTCGAACGTTAGCAGAAGCGAAGTTGCTCTTAGCCATATACTGAGGGATATAGATATCTTTTTTATTAAACTTTTAGACTTTCCAAATCTTTTAGACTTTCTATAATCTTTTAGACTTTCCAAAACTTTTAGACTTTCTATAATCTTTTAGACTTTCCAAAACTTTTAGACTTTCCTAAATCTTTTAGACTTTCCAAAACTTTTAGACTTTCCAAATCTTTTAGACTTTCTATAATCTTTTAGACTTTCCAAAACTTTTAGACCTTCTATAATCTTTTAGACTTTCCAAAACTTTTAGACTTTCCTAAATCTTTTAGACTTTCCAAAACTTTTAGACTTTCCTAAATCTTTTAGACTTTCCAAAACTTTTAGACTTTCCAAATCTTTTAGACTTTCCTAAAACTTTTAAACTTTCCAAGACTTTCTAAAAAATAAATAAAATAAATAAAATAATATCACCAAGACTCCCCCCTGCGAATGTTGCTTTCCTAAATGTATTCAAAAAACGACAATACGTAAATGATGGAGAATAGCGATATGGACTTTATGTAGATGTCAAAACTCGTTAAGTTGTCCTGTAAATTATCTGGCAACTTCTCATACACCGTATTGATAATACCCGAGTGGTAGATGATAACCGCCAATATAACCAATATCAAACTCTTTTTTGCTACCTCTGTATCTATGTATGCCGATATACTATCATACTTGCTTTGCGACGGATACGGAGGGTATTGATGATGCTGTGGATGCGACTGCGAATGCTGCGAATGCGGTGGGAGCGGCGGATATGACTGTGATGGCATAGACGGATATTGTGGCTGTTGCTGGGGCATAGACGGGTGTGATTTCGATTGCTTGGACATCATTAATTCGTCTTGGAACTCGTTTAGGACATCTTGAACTACGGGGTCGTTAATGTCATTCGTTTCGCCAGATGATTGGGGTTTTAGCGGTAATGTGCTTATCGGCGTCGACATTATATAATTCTATCTATTGATATATAATATTTTCAATCTAAATTATATTACGCGATAGCGAACATTCTCTCGAAAAACCCCGGAACACTTATTAGATTATCAGGCGTCTTATTAATATCATACGGCTCTAACGGCTTTTCGAGAGTCGAACTACATTTCACAGGATACGATGTATATTTATAGCACGTATCTTCGAGTTTGAAAACATTCCCCTCAATATCCTTAATATCAGGAGCAGAGTATAGAACACAGTTATCCTTACAAATACGTCTAAATAACAGAGCCAACGAGAGTCCGAACAAGGCACTCACGATGATTTGCCCCGTCTCGTCATAAAACATTCGGTCGATTGAAACTCTTAACCCTGACGGCTCTTTCTTATTCATTCTATCCTAATCTATATCTATAAAAATTATATAATCGGTTGCGTCAAAGACGCCTCGGAACATTTAACTTCTTCCGCATTATATTTATAGCATTGATTGTCAAGGTTCTTATAGACTATTTTGTTCGCATTATAGGGCGTCGGGTATTTTATGATATTTCGAATGGGTGGCGAAGATATATACACGTATATAAGCCCTAATAGAAAGGCGAACACGAAACTAAACCAGTTGATTCTAAATGTCCGCTCGACGACGACAGTTTTAACCATTCCTATATTTACTTAGTTTTTTTTATAATTAACATCCTTGATACATCGCTTCGTTATAGGATTCCTCACCTTTCCTTCGGGACAATCCTTCAATTCCTTCGCAGCCTTCGGCTCTTTCGGCTCTTTCGGCTCTTTCGGCTCTTTCGGCTTCGGCTCTTTCGGTTCTTTGGGGACTTTTTTGTCATTGACACATCGCTTCGTTATAGGATTCCTCACCTTTCCTTCGGGACAATCCTTCAATTCCTTCGCAGCCTTCGGTTCTTTGGGAACTTTTGCTTCTTTCGCCTCCTTCGGCTCTTTCGGCTCTTTCGCTTCTTTCGCTTCTTTCGCTTCTTTCGCTTCTTTCGCCTTCGACTTCGGCTCTTTGGGGACGACGATACGGTCATTAAAATCGAAATACTCGTATGTATAGATATCAGGGATGCTTTGGTGTTGATTCGTATATTTATAATTTAAATAATCATACAACGACGATAGGCTTTTCGTTTCTTTAAATATAGAACGCAATTCATCTTTCTTTTCTAAAAATAATTCGTATTCATAATCATTCCGCTCTCTCACTTTCTTGAATTGCTCGTCATATTTCATCATCTTCTGTGAAACGACATTGCTCTCGTCCTCCTTGTGTTTAAAATATTCGCCCACCAGTTTTTTAATCTTACCCATCTTCGCCAGTTCAGCACTTTTGTCATACATATTAATAGACAGAATGCTTTTTTCAATATCTTTTAATATTTCCATTTACTAATATTAAGGATAAAAATAAAAACAGATTAGCGTAATAAAACATCTTCAAACATTCCCCTATAAAATGTTTGGAGACTTTCTTCGGGCTTTAACTGCTCCTCATAAACGCTTCGTGGTATGTATTTAACAATCACCTTATCTTTTTTACATACAGATTTATTATTGTAATAGCCTTGTATAATCATTATAGACCCTATGAATAGTAAAAATATCGCAATTGCCTTCATTATCTTAATATTATGAAATAAGAAAAATAATCATTTATGTTGCCGCCGTTCGCCGTTTTACTGCTTATTGAATGTCGAGTTTCTGAGAACTCCACGCATCTACCTGTTCGATACTGCTTTTAATCTCGGACATTTCAATCTCGTCCGCTGCGTTAGTCGCATCCGCTACGTCTGCCGAGACACCAACAACTACATTCTCCGCAGACTCAGGGACGGCTTCGGGTGCTTCGCTAACCTCAGGTGTCTCTTCGCTAATCTCCGATGTCTCTTCGCGAATCGTCTGTGTCGGAAATAGCGATGCCTTGCGGTTCTCAAAGATAACATCCTTGTCTGTCATATTCCTCTTGTATTCCTTCATTAGGGTATTCAGTTGCGTCTCGGCGTATTCTTGATTCTCCAAGCAATCTGGATTCGGCGACCAAGGACACCAGCAACCCATCTGAGCAATATAGATGTTGAACTTGTTATCAATCTTCTTAATGAACTCACTGCGATTCTTGGCTTCCTCAATCGTATCAAATACACCACGCACCTTAATGCCACGGATAGAGGTTACAAAGTTATTATCGCGGTGATACTCAGACTCCAAGGTTTGATTGTTAATCGACTTGTAAAACCCATATTGTTCGCTCATATCCTTCGGGTCAAAGATAAACGCATTGTTCTCCTTGACGGAATCCACAAAGTCCTTCGAATCGCTATATTTCTCCGAAATACCATCCAGTAGCGTAGTCATATCCTTGCTAAACTTCGTGATGAATTGACTGAACATATATGCCTCCTTATTCACAAGAACATCCTCAGGGCTTAAAAACGATAGCAACACGTAGTTCTGTCCCCTGATAGGTTTATCCTCGTCCAAATAATCAACCTCCTTAACGCTTACAACATCTGCGGACATTTTTATGATATCTTTTCTAATACTAATATAGAATATAAATCTTATATATATTTTTTATGTTATAATAGTATAGTGTTATAGTATAATATAATATAAAAATGGAATATACAGTCGATTTCTGGGATGTCGTTATAAGACTCCTTAAATACGCCTTCGAAGGTCTTATCGTCGCCTTCGTCGCCCTCATATTGCCAAATAATAAATTGGATTTGAGCGAAATCTTTATGTTAGCATTAACCGCCGCTTGTACCTTCTCCGTCCTTGACTTGTTATCCCCCGCGGTATCGGCAGGGGCGAGACAAGGTGTCGGACTGGGTGCAGGTTTCCGTATGGTAGGTTTCCCGAACGGCGTTTAGAGCGGCGTTTAGAGCGGCGTTTAGAGCGACGGGATGATTTCATAATTGAGTTCCAAACATATTTTTTTCCATATTTGGTCTTGGACGTATAACTTCTCTCTGCTTTTTAATAGTGGGAAATATTTGAGATATTCATTGAGTCCTAATATTTGAAAAAACTTATACAAAACATAACTATACGACAAGAAATTCTTCCTATCCTTCGGACAATGTTTTAAAAACGGTGCTTGAATGTTTCGAAACATATTACACAACTTATCTTCGAGTTCTTGGCTAAACTGCGGCGTAGGGATTCCATTGATTCGATTGATGATATAATTAATATGCTCGTAATATTTGTTAATCCGCAGACGTTTAAGAATATCCCGCATCTTATTATAGGTTATCGTTTTCGTATCCACAATCTTTTCTTTTTTTATTTCTGTTAATATCTTTTCAAATATTTCGTCAGGAATATCTGTGCTTTCCTTCCCCTGAACCTGATTACACCATTCGCGAAAATGATTGATTCGCTTATAACTAAAATGAGACGTATCCTTTGTATTCTGCTTCAATATAGGGCGATTCTGCTCGACAAGAAGCAACTCTTGGTATCCGCAAAGATTACAAATGATGATTGCGTCGTGCTGTAAGCACGTCATCGGATTCTTACAATTCTTACAAATCTCAATGTCCTCCTCTTCGACGTTGCGAACATACTTTTTATTTATAATCGACATATATTTATCTACGAGGGAACTCTTATCGATTACATTATCGCTTATGCCGCTCCCGCTGCTCCCGCCACATCCGCCAATCCCAACGACGCCGCTTCCGCCGCTCACGCTGCTTCCGCCGCTTCCGCTTCCGTTAGCCTTATTTATATCGCTTTCTGTATTTAAATTATTAAGAGCATCCAGAACATTTATGGTTGTCGCGGACACGGAAGAACGCTTCTTCTTCGAATCATTCTTGTAAATCTTCGGTTGTCTGCTCAACAATTCGCTCGAAGAGATACAAACGCCGTTCGAGATAGACGTATGCGGATTACTTATGTTCGACTGCTTCTCCACAGTATCGTAGTATTGAAATAATATATAACTGGTATTTTTATAATATTCAACTTCGTTATACGAATCCAACTCCTTGATATTGTTTTTAAGTTCGATAATTTTCTCCCGTATTGTAATATTACTCGTCCATAGACTATTTACGTGTTCCTTGTCCGTCTTGGATATTTCTATATTTTCCATAATGAGATTCGACTGGGCTTCTAAATCGTGTAATAATATCTTGTAGCCCTCCTTGTCTTTATTCGTAAGTTCAAACTTCTTTATGATGTTGTTGTGCATCGCATCTAACGTAAAAACCTCATTATTGTCGGAAATATATTTTTTTTTTGATGATTTTTCTTTGAACATCGTTATAATAGAATAATTAATATTAATTTTTATATAATAAATATATTATGGATATATGATATTTGATATATGATATTGTATATTG